TAAGCCGTGTAGACGGTGAATATCAAGCTACTGTTATCGACGGCGGAACTGGTTACATTGAAGGAAATCGAATTGTAATTTTAGGTACATCAGTAGGAGGTGCTACTCCTTTAAACGATTTAACTATCACAGTATCAACAATATTAGCAGGGGTTATTCAAACAATTTCTGTATCTGGAACTAGTATCTCAGGCAACGGATCATATACAAATGTTACTCCAAATACTACTACTTCAGTGTCTGGAGCAGGAGCAACTTTTGATGTAACACGGTCAAATGCAGGTTACGGATTGCTAATAAATCAATCAGGAACTGGGTTTTTAGTTAGCGAAACTTTAACTATTTTAGGTATAAGCTTAGACGGACTAAGTCCGGATAATGATTTAGTTATTACTGTTGATAGTATTAATGTAGATGGGGGGATTGTTACATATTCACTTATTGGCGTTCCTGTTACTAGTAATGCAGTGTTTGGTACGTTGAGCGGGACAAATGTTGCTGCTGCGGGTACAAATGCGCAATTTAATATTACTAGATCAAATAGTGCATATTCATTAACTATTAATGATCCAGGTATTGGGTACTTTGTTGGAGATCAAATACTAATACTAGGAACCAGTATTGGCGGAGCAACTTCTGCAAACGATGCAACTATACTTGTTACAGGAGTAACTAACAACACAATTACCTCAGCTACTATTTTAGGTACCTCGGTTACCGGTGTTACGTTACCGTTCTATTCAGCAATAACTATTAGTGAGTTAACGTCTAATACTATTGCAAACGGAGTTACTCTTTCTGCATCAGCAATCGGAGTTATCGAAGTTACGTTTTTATATAATCACGGATTAGTACCAGGAGCTTCGATATCAGTTGATATTACTAGTACCGGTACAAATCATTCGTTTGCTAAAGGTCCATCTTATGTTGAATCTGTGCCAACACCGACAAGCCTACGATTTACTTCTCGTGCTTCTGGAACAATCGATACCGGTACTGCATTAACTGGCATTATATACACTCGATCAGATAGTTATTTTATTCATAGACCATACGACGGCGGCGTAATGTTAAGCACAGGCGGTCCGCAACACGGTGCTCAAGCAATTCGTATGAGTAAGAAGTATATTCGTTACCAATCAGGTAAAGGTATTAACTATTGTACAGGTGCATTATTTGCTCCAAGTTTTAATATTCAAACTGCAGTATCGACTGGAATTACTATCGGTTCAGTTATCACAATTACTATGGATGATGTTGATCATGGTTGCCAAATTGGTGGTGTTGTTAAAATTTCAAATATTGACACAATGGGATTTAATGGGGTATACACAGTTACTGACGTAATATCAGAACGTGTATTTAGAGTACAAGCCCAAACTGTATTAGCAAGAGCAACTGCTGAGATTACTACTGCGGCAGTTATGTCAATTTTAAAATGGCACGGTTCTACAGTAAGAGCAGGGACATTTGATGATCAGAATGGCATTTTTATGCAGTATGATGGACAAACTTTTGCAGTTGGTAAACGGACAAGTACGTTACAATTAGCAGGGGTTGCTAACCTTGCACGTGATACTAATTTAATTATTGGAACAAATTCTCGATATAGAGATCAAGTAATTGCAGGCGATCGTATTGTTATTAAAGGTATGACCCATATTGTTACAAAAGTTATTAGTCAGACTCAAATGACAGTTAATCCGGATTATCGTGGTGCATCAAACGCAGTACAAGCTAAATTATGTTTAGTTCAGGAATATATTACTCCTCAATCGCAATTTAACATTGACAAATTAGATGGGACTGGTCCAAGCGGATTTAACCTTGATATTACAAAAATGCAAATGATTGGTATGCAATGGTCATGGTACGCTGTGGGTTTTATTGATTATATGTTAAGAGGAAGTGACGGTAACTTTATTTTCTTCCACAGAATTAGAAACTCAAACGTTAATACCGAAGCATATATGCGTACAGGTAACCAAGCAGTTCGATATGAAGTTGTTAATGAAAGCGCAAAAAGTAAATTGCTTTCTTCAATCACAGCAAGCCAAACTACTATACCATTAGCCGATGCAACTAATTTTCCTAATGAAGCAGGATTAGTTTATATTGATAACGAGTTAATTAACTTTAGTGGAAAATCAAACAATAATTTAATTGGGTGTACGCGTGCAGCACCTCAGGTATTATTTACTGGGGGGGCACAACGTACATTTACAGCAGGACCTGCAGCAACACATGAATACAATACTGGAGTAATATTAGTAAGTACGTCAATTAGTCCTATTATTAGTCATTGGGGGTCGGCTATGATGACCGACGGTAACTTTGATACTGATCGCGGGTACATTTTTAACTACGCATCTACTGGTATTAGCGTATCTACTACTAAAGCAACTGCGTTTTTAATTCGATTAGCACCAAGCGTATCAAACGCTATTATAGGCGACTTAGGTGATAGAGAATTATTAAATCGTGCTCAGTTATTATTACAGACGCTTGAAGTAACATCTGATACAGGAACCGGCGGTATTGTTGTTGAAGGCGTATTAAATCCTCAAAACTATCCAACTGATCCTGCTAACATTACATGGGGTGGTTTAGCCGGTCTTGCACAAGGTGGACAACCGAGTTTTGCTCAGATTGCACCGGGTGGTTCTGTAAGTTGGTCAACAGGCGCTACTCAAACTACTGCAACTGCAACTACTAGTGCAACAATGACTACAACAATAACTACACTATATGGTACAGGTAGCCAGTCATTTATGTATATTACATCGGCATCGTGGACAAGTTCTGGAGCAATTGTTGGAGCAACCTTAACTACTAATTTTCCTGCAGGTACGACTATCACTGGCGCAACTAATCAAGGACAATATTATTTCGTTACTACTTCACAGCAATCATCTGGAAATATCAATCCAAATATAAGCATTGGGATATCACTAGGGGGCACATTAACAAACACTAACTTCTTATATTTTACACAAGCATCGTGGGTTGCATTAGGTGCAACTGTTGGCCAATCTGTATCAGCTACTGATACCAAGTTCCCAGCTGGTACAAGGATTCAAACCATATCAACTCTATTAACATTTGGTGTAACAAATTATTATAAAGTAACATTTACCCAAACTTCAAATACTGGTGTTACTACAGGTGCAACAATTGCGTTTACATTTGGGCAACCGCCGTACGCATTGCCGGGTGAAACTGTATTTTCATTTATTGCAGCACCGGGTGCTACTGCAGCGTTAGATTTAAGAGATTTGAAAGAGTTGACTAATACTACACTGGGCGGAAGAGGAACATATCCAAATGGCCCAGACGTGTTAGCTATTAATGTGTACAAGGTATCTGGTACACCAATTACAGCTAACTTAGTATTACGTTGGGGTGAAGCGCAGGCTTAGATACTATCGATAATATCGATGAGTGTTTGAATCTTAGTTTGAATGACTTTGTTACGCAAGCTAAGATTTAAGCCGCGGTGTATAGGTTTAGGAAGAACGTTAATATCAAACCAACCCCAAGCAATATGTTCATCGCTTAAAGTTGGTACAAATTCATTTTCAACTAAACAAAAATATGTATGAAAATTAAAGACACTATCGTTAGATACAAACTTTTCTAACGGTAGTGTTTTTTTAATGTCTGGAAGAAATCCAATTTCTTCTTCAATTTCTCTTGTAAGACCTTGCCACGGATTTTCGTTAACAAGGTTAGTTCCGCCTACTAACCCCCAAGTTCCTTGATGTTTACCTGAAGACTTTTGTATCAGTAAGAAGCGGTGTGTAGCACGAGAATACATTAACGCACCACTACAGATGATTTGATCTTTTACAGTTCCAATCGCCATTTACCCACCTTATAAATTCCTTCAAAACTCTTAACCCATGCAACTCCATTCCACCTGTATTGTATACCTGTGTACGTGTTAGTTTGCCAAATTATAGTATCAAATTCATTTTGAGAATCAAAAATTACGTTCCATCTAGTTCCAGACCATTCAATAATATCATTTGCATGTGCAACTAACTCGGCGTCGTTAATACCTTTCCATGCATCTGCACCGTCTTCGTTTACAATACTTCCAATATCTTCTATTAACAAATATCTTAACCCAATTGAAGGTAGTTGATCAGTTCCTTTGTTTAACGGATCACGCGGATTATGTGTTAACGGATTTATGATTGCATCAAACGACCCTGGACTATTTGATCTATTATTGTTTGGATTATACGCAACATCAGTATCTAAGTTTCCAACACTGTCAATTCCTGTATTTGAATTGAGCGTATCTCTATCCCAATTTACATGTAAAATTGTTTCATCAAACTCGTCTGTAGACACAGTACCGTTAATTTCATTTCCGTTGTCTTGAATTAAGAATACTCTACTTACTCCTGAAATAAACTTATCAGGGAACATATCTAATAACTGCGGCCACTTTAATGGCGGCGATGCGGGCTCTGGCATATCGTACGACGTATTGTTGTTTAAATCGGATACATTAGAATCATATAACGTTAATTGACTGTTATATGCTTCAATTGTAAAATCTTCTAACACAGTAACTATTTCAGTTAGTAATGTTGACGGCTGATTATCTGCAACATCGTAGTCAGACCCAAATCCTGAAATATACGGTGAATTTGCATCGTGTATACCTGTAATAATTTTTGTAATAACGCCAAGCTGTTTAACTTTTACTGGAGGACTAATCCATATCGGAGTATCAACTGTTAGCGTACCAATGTCAATCGGTGTATCAGTACCAACAGGCACTGCCTTACTTGACCAATTGATGCTAGTTAAATTTAATACAGTTATACTAGTCCAATCTACATAATTGTCAGTAGTTTGTAGTTCTATACTTGGATTAAAGAACATTAAAATCTGTTCCATAATTTGTAATTTTTGGTCAGTATTTGCAGTCCATATATCAACTTTCATAGTTAATTTAAAAGGAGTTGGCATTAACCGTTCAATTGTATAATTACGACCTGGTCCGGAATTATATTCAGATCCAACTATATCCCGTTCTCTAATATTCTTTTTACTAACAAATGTTGAATCTGATAGTCGATCTTTGTCTAATTCTAATCCATGGATGTAAACACTAATTCGTGGTATTGAATTAACTGTATTCTCTGAATTTTGTCTAATTATAGTTGCAGCTTGTCTATCAGCATCGCCATACGCTACTGGTATACGATGCAATGTGCCGTCACTGTATCTTACAGTAAATTCACTAAAAAATCTAATTGTCTGTGTGACGTACCGTCTTATGGCACCGTCATAAAAATGTTGCATACATTCTCCTGTTCCAGTATTTATTGCAGTATAAAATTACAAATCTGCTTTTGGTTTAAGTGCCGTTGATAAACTTTGACGTTCTGATTCTCTATGATTATACAAACTAACTCGCCATGCACCACTATACGGTATTACAACTTGCTCATCATTTACAATAGGTAAGTTAATTTTAATCTTTGCAACGCCATCTACATCATACGACTCGACTATATTAGTATATTCTGCAACCGCAAAGTCTAATCTAACAGTTTCTAATTTTAATACAACATAAATTGCAGGAATACTAAAATCAATATTTGTATTAATTACCGCTGCATCGTTAGTTAATCGTACATAATCAGTACCAACTTCGTCTGTGTACATAAATTTAGTATTGTTAACAAAACTAGTTTTTAATGTTTGTCTAGTATTGGTATTAGTCATAGTCATGCGTACATTATCTTCAACCTTTAACCATCGTTGGCCATTAAACTTAAATAATCTGTTTGGTAAAAAGTCAAGTCTTAAAAAGTAATCATCTTTTGCAACTTCTTGCGGAAAACGAATCCCTTGTCCAAATACATAGCCATTTGGTGGAAATCCGTCACCGAACAAATAACCAGTATACCCGGTGCGCAATGGCATTGCATTACGACTAGATGCGTTTAAATTTGTTAAACCGTCAATTACTTGACCAGAATGACTTGCAGTAATTTCGTCTGAATCTACTGTAGTCAACAGTGTATGACCTGTATCGGGATCAATTGCTAATGTATAGAAATGTCTAACTTGAAATCCGCTCATTGGAGAATCAAGTTCTGCTTGTTTTACAATTGCATCGCTAATTTCAAGTTCTTTAGTTCGGGTACTTAACAATTCACGCAATGCATAATTAGCATCTTCGCCCGCAGGTTGATCAAGGATATCGGCATATTGTTGACTATCTGTAAGTTTTTTAAGTTTTAATCTATATAAATGAGGATACCACGTGGCACTGTAGCCTTCACTAGGACGATCAACCTCTTCAATAACAAAGAACCTAGGCATGCTTAAATCTAAGTCGTTTAATGCAAAATCATCTTTTAGATGTGGCAATTCCATAACATCGCCGGCAAGTGGTTTACGACCAATTGTAGTGATTATGTCATTAATGTGTACAGTCATAAACACTGTATCGTTATCAATAAATAGACCAAACTGACTTAGGTTAAAATTAAGATTTTGAAGTTGATAATGACCACGAATACGATAAATTTCTTGCTCGTACTTACGATCACGGTTTTCTAAGAATAATAAATCTTGAATATTTGTTTCTTTTATTACATCATATATTGGTTGATCAGCAGTTCCTTCTAACGGATTTTTAGGTCCTAAATATTTATGAACGTGAACA